CGCATTATATTGTATTGGCAAGTTTAAAAGCAACAAATGAAAATGTGGTCGTACCTGGGGAGGAGGCGAATATTCGCCAATAGCATACCAACGTATATTTTTCTGCTCTTTATGCCTATGCAACTCATGCGAGAACTTATGCCAATCATCTTTGGAGAGATAAGGAGTACCAAGACCTCGAAGGCGAGGAAGTGAACGCTCGGTATAAGTAAGAGTAACAAAATAGGCATTATCACATATCGCCAACTCTTTCGACATACGGAAATACCAATCATCGCTTTGTCGTTTTAGGCAAGCACAACATTTGCCACACGGCACCGAAAGAAATTCCTCGTCGATGTCGGGGTTGAAGTCCTTTTTTGGATTTCGTATGCGAAGAGGGTAAAGGCATTCCATTATTACAATCTAATGCCTCCTCGACTGATGCGGATGTACTTCGATTTTTTGAATCGACTTTTAAATCTTCTTTTCATGATTACACGTATTTAAAGGGTTAAACATTATAACTTACCATGAAGTTTAAATTCAAAAACATATTTCTCCAAAATAAAATTTCGGACAAAAGAACTAACATTCAAGCCACGAGAATTAGCAATAATAGACAAATCCTCATAAAGAGACTTTGGAACACGAACTTGTAAAACTTTCCTATCTTCTGCCATAACCATTTAATACACGATTACGTATGCGCTCAACATTACGACCAATATTACTATCGACTCGAGTATGAACATTACCTTCTGAATCAATAGAAACACCAAGCAAAGCAGAGACTATGCCGATAACTTGACGGTATTCGGGAGATAAGTCGGGGTCAATACCTCTTTCAACAAGTCGCTTCTCATATCCTTTAATGAAATTCTCAGTTTCATTTAAAAGAGCATCCGTAAGAGCCTTACGAGCAAGAGCGAAATTTAAAGCACCTTGACTTTTCATTAAATGAGTCTGAGCATACAGAACCGCAGTTTCAGCAATCAGTTTCAAATCCTCATCCTTGAGGTTCTCTGCACGTTGATAGAGAATATTTGTCTCATGGGTAAGACGGTCAAAATAAAACTCCGAATCGAGACCAGACATATATTGCTCATTCTTTTTAATGTCTCTCTCAATCTGACGAATATTATTACCAAGAAGTTTATCTTCAGAATCAACAAAAGCATTTTGGCCCCAATAAGGAGATTCTGCTTCCATTTTCCTATTGGAAAGTTCAGTCGCTCGAGCCTGAGCCTGCTTTACTTCTGCTTCAGCAGAAAGTACCTTGTTTTGTTCCTTCAAATTAAGATTTTGTTCACGCATATTGTTAACCTGGGCAGCAGTAATCTGACGAGCAAGCATATTCTTCACTGGCTCAGTTTTAGAACTATAAGAACCCATAGAAACATTGCCAATATTTCCTGCAGCAGTCAAAGACTGAGCACCAGCACCATAGATAAGATGCGGATTAAGACCTGCAGCCTTAAATCTATCCATTACATTTTGTGGACTATAATACTCTACTTGCTTCTCCCAGTTCTTATTATTTAATGCATCTTGGTAATCCATTAATTCCTTTGAAGCATCGAGATTTCTATCTTTGTCCATTTGAGCACCTAATTGCTCAATGCCAAAAGTTAAAGGGTCATATCCCATAATGTAATATATTTTTTAATTTGAAACAATAATCCTCAAAAGAGTAACGAAAGTAACCGTTTGCAAGTATGCAATACTCGTATATATTACCGAAAGAATCGCACCAAGTAGAAGCATCTAACCTAAAGCAATCCTTTGGAGGTCGGCGAATAAACATACTCATCATTCTAATATTTTGTATTACACGGTGCAAATGTAATACGTTTTTATAATACAAGCAAATTTTTTTTAATATATTTGCAAAAAGTCCCAAGCCCAGCCACGAAAAATATTTACAAAAATTTTTCCCCTCGGGACAACTGGCATATATATTACAAGATTCCAAGAAATGCCAGTCGCCGGGTATAATTTTTTTGACAAGGGGGGAGGCTGCGCCTCCCCCCTTGAACCCCCCTATTAATTCTCGATTTTTGTCCTGGATGTATTTTCTACGAAAATCGACATCCGTCCAAAAATCGATTTGGATTGCAACGCCGCTATATTCGCGCACGCGCACGTAAATCGCGCACACGCGCGTTATAGCAGACTTTAGCAACCAATCGCTTTTAATACTATCGACAAGGATAGTGGAAAAACACACATTGAAAATCAAAAAGTTACGTGTTTCTAAAGAAACGAAAAAGAGCAAAAAAGCCGTGGTTTTTTTGCACATCTTTAATCGCTTCCGCACTTTTCTGCAACTACGTAGCAGAAAAGAAAACACCCAGCCTTTAGGGGCTGGGTGTGAAGTACGTAAGGAGACGAAGTAAAACTTCGTTTTTTAATCTACCTCAGTTTATCACGAGTAGGCACGTTTATTCCGACGAAGCAGCAGATGCAGCGGCTTTTGCCTTCTGCGCTTTTGCGGCTTCCTCGTCTTGTTTTTGTTGCCACTTCTTTCGAGCCTCGAGGCGGGCGATTTCTTCTTCTTCGAGAAGAGCTTTGTGCTCCTCGAGTTTCTTCTTATTCTCGAGTGCCTTGAGATGCTTCTGACTGAGGGCATACTGCTCGGCAGTATAATCGGAAAGGTCAAGACGATGATTATTCAACGGGGAAAGTTCGTCCCAATCGGGCTCCTCGTCATGTCCTGCGATAAGTTCCTCGAACTCACGTACACCAGTGGCAAACTGACTAATCAACTCTCGAAGAGTATAGGCTTGGTCAGGTTGAGTAAGACTAACCTCGTCGGAATAGTCAGCACCTGAATGGGGCTTATAGTTCCAACATGTGCGAAATTTTATTTCTTCCATAATACAAAAATTTTAAAGTGAAGGAATCGAATAGAAATCCATTGGACGAATTGCGCGAACATGATGCGCAACTTGGACAATAAGACGTTTCGAATCGTTACCAGTGTACGCAAATACACGGTTAAGGTCGTCGCCAGTCTCCTCTGGACGAACCTCGACGAACTTTTGCGAGAGTACAGGAGTAGAGGAAAACTTTCGTCCAAGGTGCCAAAACTCAAGGTCGTCGCGTAAATCGCCATGCACCTCGTTACCATGGAACTTATACTCTGCATATCGAGGAGTATAGCCGAATGTTCCCTCGTTAGCTTCGAGAGAGTTAGAGAAGAATAACTCAGAGTTTTTGATTTCCTGCTCACCAAGATTTTGGAAAACAGGGAAGAAATAGTCGAGCTGGTCGAACTTAGTAAGGTCGCGAGGGCAGCCATTCATGTAAGAAGAACGAGGGATGACGGACATAATACCAATAATATAGCCGTGTTCATCCACGAACTTCTTTATTCGTGAACTCTTACCGTATGCGGCACCTTGTCCAGCCATATTTGCCTGCGGGGAGGCTTCATCGCCGCTAACAATCGACGCGGAATTTTGTAGTACGTCAGCAATGACGACGGGCGCTTTTCCGCCGCCGAGGTACTGCGGGCGGTCGAGACGCAAATCCTTAGGTGCAACACCAAAGTTACCGAGCAGGAACTCTTTTAGACGGTTACCAGTACGCGCACGAAGTTCAAACCACTTTTGCAAAGCATTCGCTTTACGAAGGTCGTTAATAGTAGCAGCGGTAACTTTCGACATGTCAGCATGCATATTGTTATACTGACCTGGAGAAGAAAGAGTGACACGCGCTTGAGTATCGAGTGCAAGACGATTAGAATCGTCAGAATCAAGTAAAGGATTACCCTGTGTCTCAGGGTCGCCAATCTCCAAGCCTGTACGATGACCGTAGGAAGTACCGTCGTTTTTCTTCAAGAAAGTACCACCGGCACCAACAGTCGAAAGATTTACCTCAGAGGAACCAGTAACAGGAGCATCTCCAGTAAGAGGAAGAGTAACGTCGGCACCTCGTTGCGGCCAAGGAAGTGCCGAAGTGAAATAATCCTTTTCCCATGCGCGCTGGCGCATGAAAAGGAAATTCACAAACATTCCCGGGTTAAGACGACCATTTACGTCATTAAAAAGGTCGACCTCGTCGGAAAGGTTTTGGTCTCGATAATACTCGCGCCAAATAAGTGCATACGCTAAGAGTCGATTTGCTTTTACTCTCTGATTGCCATAGTCTTTATTCTCGTCGAGAATAGGATAGCCGAGCATATCCCAAAGGCTACCTTTACCGCAAACTTCCTGATGAGTTACACCGAGAGTCTGCCCTGCTTGGGAAGAATGGAAAGTATTTACTTCTTGTACCAAAAGATACTGAGGGACTGGGACATTTTCGACGCTAAAACCTTTTATCCAATCGCCGAATCCATCCCAAACGAGACGCTCAGGGACATAAAAGTAATGGACATACATATCGACGTTGTCCATTATTGGAGCAATGAGCGGCTGAAATCGAAGGAAATACGCAGTATCAATGCGAAATTTATCGCCAGGAACTACTGGCTCGATATAGCAAGGCACAAGGTTGCCAAAGTCGAGCGTAAACTTGTTAATATACGACAGGTCGTGCGTCGAGTGACGCGGTTTCCAAAGTTTGACCTTTTGGAAAATGTTTGCTTCATTCATTGTTTAGTCTTGTAATATATCTACTTTGTTTTCGATGACGCTCGAAATACTTTTCGTTAAATTCACGAAGACGGTCGTGAAGTTCATTTTGAGAAAATTTTTCGAGCAACTTTTTTCTTG